TCTTCAATACCAACATTATTAAGAGGTGGCAATAAAACAAAGTCAGCTGGTCAATTTACTACATTAAATGAAAGAAAGTTTCTTGTACAAAATAAATCAAAACCAACTATATCGTATGCACCTACTGTTAAGAGCTTAATAAGTAATATTAGTTCTGCTGTTACAAATACTGGGAGCTGGTGGAGAAATGCTGGTGACGCAACATTGAAAAAACAAAAACAAAACAATGCAAGAGTTAAGGCTCAAATAGGATTATCTGCTGGTAAGAGTACCTTTTAGTGAGTGATTTTCTACATATTTTAAAGCCTAATGAAAGACGTATGCTAAGAACTATTGTTAAGAAAGTAAACTTCCAGCATTACCCAAAAGAATTTATAACTGATAGAGAAGCAGATAAGTTTATTGCTGTACTTGGTCCTGTCACAGTAGAAAAGTTATTGAAGGTAGGCAAGGACAACAATATTGACAACCTTTAAGTACAAGCCAGATGGCGTAACAATAAAGGAGTTTATGAAAGATGACTCATTCTTCAGAGGACTTCGTGGTCCAGTTGGAAGTGGAAAGTCGGTGGCGTGTTGTGTCGAAGTCTTCAGAAGAGCGTTGGAACAAAAGAAAAACGAAAAGGGTGTTCGTAAATCAAGGTGGGCGATTATTAGAAATACCAATCCCCAGTTACGGACAACGACAATCAAGACGTGGCTAGATTGGTTTCCAGAAACATCTTGGGGGAATTTTCGTTGGGAGGTTCCTTATACTCATTTTATTAAAAAAGGTGAAGTTGAACTTGAAGTTATATTTCTCGCGCTTGATAGACCAGAGGACGTTAAAAAATTACTATCACTCGAACTTACAGGAGTTTGGATTAATGAAGCTCGTGAGTTACCCAAGTCTATTATTGATGCTTGCACTATGCGTGTTGGTCGATACCCTTCAATGCGTGAAGGTGGTCCAAGTTGGTCAGGGGTTATATGTGACACCAACGCACCAGAAGAAGACCACTGGTGGTCAATAATGTCTGGTGATGTTCCAGTTCCAGACCATATTCCTAAAGAAGAAATTAAGATGCTTGTTAAACCAGATAACTGGAAGTTTTGGACACAGCCTTCTGGTATGATTGAAAAGAAGTTTGAAGATGGTACAATAGATGACTATGACCCAAATCCAAAAGCAGAAAATACATCTAACCTTATTAAAAGCTATTATAGTAATACAATAAAAGGCAAAACAAAATCTTGGATTGATGTATATGTAATGAATAAACTGGGAACAATATCTGAAGGAAAACCAGTTTATCAAATGTTTGCAAGTGATGTACACATTTCAAAAGAAGAAATTAATGTTGCAACAGCTCTACCAGTTTATGTAGGATTAGATTTTGGCTTGACACCAGCTTGTGTATTTGGTCAAAAGGTAAGAGGTAGATGGTTAATACAATCTGAGATAGTTGCTTTTGATATGGGGATTGTAAGATTTGCCGAATTAATAAGAGAGGAGCTTGCGACAAAGTATGCTACCCAAGATGCCCTTATCTATGGCGACCCATCTGGTGACTTCAGGGCGCAGACGGACGAGTCAACCCCCTTCCAAATCCTCAGAGGTTGTGGACTCAAAGCACTCCCAGCATCATCAAATGACGTATCGCTCAGAACAGAAGCAGTCAACAAAGCATTAACTAATATGGTTGAAGGTCAATCTGGTATGTTGGTAGACTTTAGATGTAGAACAATAATCAAAGGTTTTGAAGGTGGTTATCAATATAGAAGAGTACAAGTATCTGGTGAAAGATATAGTGACAAACCAGAAAAAAATATGTATTCACATATACACGACGCCTTACAATACTTAATGTTAGGAGCTGGAGAAGGTAGACAGTTAATAAACAATCAAAAGCCAATGCAAGTTTTTAATGCTAAAAAAGATTATGACGTATTTAAAAGAAGACCAAAGCCCAGAAGACAAGGTATGTGGGCTAGATTATAGGAGATAACAATGTGTTTTTTTAGAAGACCCCAAATGCCAATGCCAGAAGTAAAGGTTGACCCAGAAGTTGAAAAGGCTAAAGCAGATGCAAAAGCAAAAGCTGAAGCAGAAAAAAAGAACGCTGAGATGTTCCAAGCAAAAGTGCAAGGTGGAAAAGTTGGTAGACGTTCTTTAATCTCTGGTGAATCTGGAGGGATAGGATTTTACAAATGATTAATTATAGCACTACTGACTCTTTAAATATAGCAACTGATGACAAAGTTAAAATGTTGCTTAAAAAATATGAACGAGCAAGAACAGTTAGAAAAAATTGGGTAGACCTTTTTGAAGAATGTTACGAGTATGCATTACCACAAAGAGAAAGTTTTTATCAAGAATCTGCTGGTCAAAGGCGTGATGATAAGATATTTGATGAAACAGCAGTTGTTGGTGTTCAAGAGTTTGCATCAAGACTTCAAGCTGGTATGGTTCCAAACTTTGCTAGATGGGCTGACTTTATGGCTGGTTCTGAAGTTCCCAAAGACGCAAGGGAGAATGTTAATTCAGACTTAGAAGATGTTACTGAATATGTCTTTGAAGTTTTACAGAACTCAAACTTTGCACAAGAAGTTCACGAATCTTTTTTAGACCTTGCTGTTGGAACTGGAGTATTACTTTGTGAAGAGGGCGACTCAATTAATCCGATACGGTTTTCGGCTATACCATTACCACACGTTACGCTTGATGTTGGAGCTGATGATGGCATTGACCACATTTATAGAGAACGTCATATTCGTGCTAACGAAATTACGATTGCGTATCCAAGAGCAACAATCTCTAGTAAACTTCAGGAAGCAACAAGAAAAAATCCTGATGACAAAAGAAAAGTATTGGAAATAGTCTATAGGGATTATTCAAAGAAAAATGTTATGGCTCATTTCTATTGTGTAATAGATATGATGACAAAAGAAAAAATACTTGAAGAAAGGTATGAGGGTATTGGTTCGTGTCCTATTATTGCCTATCGTTGGTCTAAAGCCAGTGGTGAAATTTATGGGAGAGGTCCTCTAATCAACGCCCTTTCTGCAATCAAAACTACTAACTTAACAGTTGAGTTGATATTAGAAAATGCACAAATGGCAATCTCTGGTATATATCAAATGGAAGATGATGGGATTATTAATCCAGATTCTATATCTCTTTTGCCCGGCACTGTGATTCCAAAGTCTGCTGGAAGTGCTGGACTACAGCCGATTAATAGTGCTGGTAGATTTGATGTAGCTGATTTAGTTCTTGGCGATATGAGAAACAATATTAAGAGGGCTTTATATAATGATATGTTAGGCGACCCTAATCGTACACCAGCTTCAGCTACAGAAGTAGCAGAAAGAATGGCTGACCTTTCAAGAAGAATAGGAAGTGCATTTGGAAGATTGCAAGCTGAGTTAGTACAACCAGTTTTACAAAGAGTTGTTTACATATTAAAGAAACAAGGTCGTATAGAAATACCAGTTATAAATGGTAGGGAAGTAAAGATAAGGTCTGTATCTCCACTAGCACAAGCTCAAGCTCAATCAGATGTTGTATCTGTTGATAGATTCCTAGAGTTAGTTGGTGGTAGATTTGGTCCACAAATGTTGAATATGTTAATTGATTCTCAAGAAGTATCTTTATATCTAGCTAGAAAATTTGGCGTGCCAGATAATCTAATTAGAAGTCCAGAACAAAGAGCAATGATTCAACAAATGGCACAACAAATGATGCAAATGCAACAACAACAAGGAATGGAGCAACCAGTTCAACAATGACAAAACAAACACCTTATACAGCCATAGATGGTTTTCAAAGAAAACAAGAAGATGATGTTAAGATTTCTCACGAAGTAGCATCATTATTTAGTACACCAAGTGGTCAGCAAGTTTTACAATATCTTAGAAGTATAACAATAGATGCTGTTTCTGGTGCAAATATATCCGACAATGAGTTAAGGCATTTAGAAGGTCAAAGATATTTAGTTGGGTTAATAGTAAGAAGAATTAATCATAGTCACGGAGTGAAAAACAAATGAATGAAGTAGCAGAACAAGTACAAACTGTAGCAGATGTTCAGCCAGAACAACCATCTGTAAGTAATGACCGACCAGATTGGTTAGCTGAAAAGTTTAATACACCAGAAGATTTAGCCAATGCATATACAAATTTAGAAAGCAAATTAGGACAATCAGAAGAAAGTGTAAGAACAACTGTAATGTCAGAACTTGAAGAAGAGTTTAATAATGGCAGACCAACGAGTGCTGGTGAATATCAATTACCAGAAACTATTGACCCAGAGTTAGCAAATGAAAATGAGTTATTGCAATGGTGGGCAAACGAAGCTTGGGAAAACGGTTACAGCCAAGATGAATTTAATACTGGCATTGATATGTATGTAAAAGCTTTAAATGCTACACAGCCAGACATTGAAGCAGAATTTGGTCAGCTTGGAGAAAATGCACAAGATAGAGTTAATGCAGTTGAATTATGGGCTAATGCAAACTTTGGTGCAGAGCATATGGACGCTGTAAAAATGTTAGCGTCTACAGCTAAAGGTATTGAAGTTATAGAGATACTTATGGATAAATTAAAAGGTTCTTCTATAAATGGACAAGGACAATTAGCTGGTGTTCAAGGTGAAGCTGAGTTGCTTGCAATGATGAAAGACCCACGTTATTGGAATCCAAAAGAGCGTGACAATAATTTTATTGACCAAGTTAATCAAGGCTTTGGTAGATTGTATGGGAATAAATAATATTGGTCCAATAGAAATTGTACCAAGCATAACTGAACACGCTAATTATTTGCATACCAGATTACGCAAAACAGATATG